CAACTGTGGAACAAATTAATCCTTAAATATAACTCCTGGACAATATTTGTTCAAAATTTTTAGTGTTTCTAAGGTCACTATCCTTTCCAACTTATGGACACTTATGGACATGATGTGGGCTGGAAGTTGCGCCATTAGCATAAAATTGGCATGCTGTTCAATAATCGTAAGAGTGACATCCCTCGAGTATGACATGATATCGGTAGCCACGCCTGGATTATAGCTAGGTATGAAATCTAATTTGCCATCAATCCACTTGTATCCAAATTGATGGAGAGCCTCAGAAAATTCGCTTTTATCGCTTGCACGTTTAGTAATAGTAGGTGTGCCACTATATTTAGAAGAAATGAAAAGCTTACAAATATCTCGAAGTTCTTTCAATTTTTCAACTTCTAATCTGCCCTGTTCGTACCTCGTTATGTGCATATCTACGAGCTTATAAAGCTTAAAGAGCGTCGTATGCCCTGGCTGATTCTCTATCAGATGATACATCGTGGGTAGCACACTACAGCCAAACGGACGCATATACGCGCTCAGACAATTGTATGAATGCCGTAAGCGCTTAGTTAGAGGATAACCTTCTTTGTTTAGCTTAAAAGTTGTTGTACCACTATTATAATCGAAGCCGGTTAATCCCAAATGCTCACTCAAGATATTGTGTACAAGTGATGCAACTTTGTTAGTGTCTATGATATCTATACTACGCATAAGTGATGTCTTGATAGTTGTTTTTGCGCTCCAAGTAGTCAGCTCACGGGCGTAATCTGCTAAACTCTGGTTGAGTGCTTCTTTTGGCCACCCACCAGTTAGTGCGCTGTTAACAATTGCATCACCCACATCTGGTGGCATATTAAGTCCCTGTTGATGTAGCGTTTTGGCATCAACAAATTCATATGGCTTTGAATTTTTTAGTAGTGAAAGTGATGATATGGCGGGTGGCTTGTAGACTGGCGGTGATGAGGTATTGCCATTATGGGTTACAATCCAAGTATTACCCCCGTTGAGTAATGAACTAACCAAACTAAGGGCAATACTTACTAAATTCCCCCTTGTCCGAACGTAATGTAACAACTGCCTCGGGACAGCAGCGCGTATACTGGCCCGATTGGCAACGTTAGCTCTGATACCATTAGCGTTGCGAAACATGATGGCAATCGAGGCACTGTGTAGCACTCTTGGTGTAGTAGCAGGCCCCCACGATAGTAATACTCTATGTTCATTAGGTCGTAATACATATTCAGCGGCAATTTCCGCTAAGTACGTGTTAACTGCATCCCATTTGCCAGTGAACATAGCACGCTCACGTAAACTTTTAAACACAAACGGGTCAACTAGTGTATCGTGGTCGATAAAATACTGCGGATACTGCCTAGCGAGCATAGTCTTTCCTTCGCCTGATGGTATATAAATAGCCATTTTAGCGGTTAACTGGGTAACAAAACCATTCCGCGCATCAATGCTAACTGGTAGGCCTTCGTTAGTTTCGCTAACACCATACCCACCAAAAGCACGAGGCATCGTAACTAACTGTAAATCAGGGGTAAATCGTTTTTTAATCCCAGCATCAGTAGTAAAGACTAGTGTACATGTTGATTTGAATACTTTAGTAAATAACCAATCTGGTGTGTGCCAGCCGCGTCTGTGCAATTTTGATACTTGCTCAAGCAGGGTAGCAGCTCTAGAAGGCGGATCCGGAATGGGCTCTGCAAAGAACTCACCGTGAATGAATCCCATCATGGCACGGAGCGGGTACCCACATATCTCATTTGTCGCTCCGTCGTATGATAGGCGTAGGAATTCACCAGAACCGGCAGATGAAATTAGTCTATCACTATTAATAGTTGAAATCGAGCCTAAGGCGTTATTGCGAATGGCATTCATATTAATTTTGTAGACTTGCCCAGCTTCCCCTGTTAAGTTGAAGAGTGCGCAAGCGAGCGACCCGTACAGTAGGGATTTAGCTGTTAAAAAAGCATCATCACCAGCGCGATCGCCGACACTATGGATAACAGAAAAACCGAACAGTCTCTTACTCGCGTCATCCATTAGGCGGACTGCAATATCGTTTTGAGTTGTATTGATATCAGAAGTCGCACGTTCACCACTCTGAAGACTGCGTACTGCCTTTACCATGATACCCAACTCGTCATCAGCCAAGTATGTGTTAAAACGAGCTTGAATGATATATCGTATATCATCCGAAATGTTATCGACAATCTCTTCGTATAATTTAGAATTCCTCGGAATCACCATTCTATTAATGATAACTTTACCAGTGTATAAGTAGCCGAGAGCCATATTAACATACGTGTGGTTAATGTTGAAGTCAGAATAGTCCCACATTAGTGGGGTCCGTAACTTAACGTCACTAAGGCGCCGTATTGCGTTAGCGATACGTCCGCTTGTCGAATGACCATAGGAATACCATATATCATCCCGCACATTTTCGTGAAAAATATCTTGTATATACCCCTGACTAACATAATTTTCTACTGAAGTATTAAGGATCGCGCGCAGCTTACCAGATTCAAATTTCTTAGTACTTTTTGAGAATTGAATGACTTTCTTGCCACTTAATGAGCGCGCTATCTTCCAGAGTTTCTCCACCCTGTAAGGTTTCAAGGCTATAAGCGCACCACGTTTATTAAGCCGGAGCTTCTCATCGTCTTTCCATGTTACCTTGGCACCAGGAGCACCACCACTGGCACCCCAGAACATACGCCGCGAGAACCAATGTCTAAAACTTTCAGCATGTGTTTTTTCTTTAATTAGTGCTTCAAATGACTGCTTTGTCAGGACAGACATGTAACGGGTATATTCTTGTCCATCGGTGTCATAGTGCAGGTACCGCATACCATTGGCTAAAGTCCCAATCTCCAATTTACCTCTTCTAAACGGGTCAACCGTCCGCATTAGCATCTCTCCAGCGCTATCAAGAGGTAGCTTTTCAGAACGACCTACCAATGTGTCCAAACCATAAATGCTCCGGGCATAAGACCTGCCAGTATAAACCGGGTAGTATTTCCTTAGCATAGTAGATAATGTATAATATAATCTACCGGTTGTGTGGACCATCTTCAGAAGCTTAGCTGCGTCTGCAATAAGCGGAGTACACAATTGCGGTGTAAAGGCGTAATAGATAAGCAGGTCAGAACCGGCCTCGTCAACCAGTATGCTTAACAAGAGACCGTGGATAGTGGTCATCCCCCAGTTGTGATCACGCATGGCAAGGAGCCTGTCTAAAAAGATCTTAAGGAGATGAGGCTCTTCAATCATGGCAGCGAGTTTTGGTATATAATCAAGATCTTTTATGAAAACCTTGGCACCTGCCCGACCACTTACTGGTGGGAAATGCTGATGTAAGAGACTAATGTAATCCGGACTAAATAAATCGGAGGAATTATTAGTTTTCTTAAATACTGGTATAATACACTGTTCGCTGAGTATAGAATCTTTAATCGAAAAAGAAACATGGTCATTTTGAACGATAACAACACACCAAGCAGGAGCTGCAGAAACCTGATTAATCAAATTACCCATCTGGTGCCATTTAAATCTATGCAAATCCCGTAACTGCAAATCTCCCTCACAGAAAGTATCAGAGTGGACGAGCACGACTCCCGGCGACCATGCCACTTGTAGCCTTTCGATGAAAACATCACTACCTAGACCGTATTTATGTACGTCAACGCCCCATTCTGTTACCAAAGTTTCGAGACCTAGTATTTTTAAGGCCCGTGTGGCACAAGAGTAGAAGTCTGCTTGATAGTTAAAAAATATATGAGTTCCATTATCCTTAGTATGCTGGTACTGACCATCATCAGACTTGTGGGAAATTAAGTTACGTATAAGTAATCTAGAATCGCTATTCAAGAGCGGTATCTTTAACTGTTGATTTATAGGAATGGTAAGGTCAAAGAAGCTCTCGAAATTGGGCAAGAAATTGAAAACTTCAGGTGGCATAGGGTGTAACGTTAGCCAATAAACAATAGCTGCATCAAAGTTTGGGCAATCAATTTCATCAGTCAAGCCGTAATATCCGTACAACCCCTCAATATCAAAGAAAATCTTGGATTCACCCAGATTGCAACGTTTAATGGAAGCCAAACAGCTATAGTCTGACATGTCGAAGATGGAAGATAGCTTGTCTACCGAAGTTACTTTTTCATTAACGCTAAATTTATAAATATGATCAGCAGCTTTCTGTAATAAACTTGCAATGCGCAAGCATAATGTATGATTTTGTCCTATATAGAAGGGTACAAAACTACATAAAAATTGGAACTTCATGTAAGAAGGCTGAGAAAAACATGAGTTCCAAACTAGTTTTTTGGAGTTGTGAGTTGCATTTCACGTGGTTTCAGATCAACACCGTCGTTCATCCCACGCGCTATAGCCTCAGCAGTACCGTTTGTCAGCTCACCCTCGACAGAAGTGTCAGCATGCTGGAATCTAATCGGCATATGCTGCCTAGGATCATCTGGCGAAGGATCACCTTCATTTTGCGAGCTATACTCAGAATCAAGGTCGGTGGCATTTTCCGCCGTTGCTTTCCTGAAATTGCTCTTACCAGCCACATGATCTTCAGCCGCGCTAGGCTGCCGCTTAATAGAGCGACGAGACCCAGCTATCACAGCTGCTGGCATGCGATTGTTGGAAACGCTTTCCATTATCTCTTTGAGCGCGAGAGCTTCATCCTGTGCTGCAGATGCTGCTTCGTCATTAAACTGCACAACTTTACGTTTGCTAGTAGATTGACTAGATTGTCCGTCAGCTAATTTATCGATAGTACCGCTCTGTGCAGTCACAACCGCACGCTGACTACGAGGCCATGAACTAGGCCGAACCTGTGCTCTCTGACGGGGTGGACCTGGACGCCATGATTGTGGCACAGGTCTAGGTGTAGCAATACGCGCGCTTCTTTCAGCTAGCATTTGCTGGAAGAGAGCATCCTGCTCTGCTTCATAATTTTGAATACGTGCAAGTTTTGCTAGAGTTGCTGGATCAGGGCGCTCAGCGGGGAGTGCACTAATGGCATGCGCATCATACTCAACTACCCCATCTTCTAGCGTTGGTAATTCATCAGTTGTATGAGGGTACTTTGTAGTGTAGGTGATTGCCCCAGCTTGATCACCCCGGGCGATGGCCGCTACACGTTCTTTCACCTCATCGGAAATAGAACCAAATTTGAGATGTGTTGCTGGAGTTTCGTATGCTCCACCCGCTTGTTTGTTAACTCTACGAGAGTTGATTCGTCCATAGCGTTGCGAGCTTGAAATCCTTGTGGGGTTGAAAAACTCAGATGTGCGGGGTTTAGCATACGAGGATAGCTGGAACATACTTTGCTGGGGTCGGATAGTATCAAACCGCGCATCACCCTTGTTGATCTCTTGAAATAGATTGGAGAAGGTGAGTCCAGCGAACATATTATCCTGCTCCCAGAGAACAACTGAATAATCAGACAAGGCTTCGATGGCTCTACGCTCCCTAAACGGGTGCAGATAGTTGACCATCAACGACTGGTGTGGCAGTTCATTTGCCGCACTCCACCATCTGTGTGCTTCTCGCGCAGTAAGCGGTGTCTCTCGTATTTGTCGTATAGACCAATTCCGTATCCTGCGGTTATGAGTTTGGTATGAGCGGAGGCTGCCAGGTAGTAAGAAATCAGCCCACGGGTTATTTAGTGGGCCCATGTACTGGTGCTGTTGCACTGGTACTGGAGTGGGTGTGACAGGTGGCTGATCCATAGTCTCACCCGGGCCATGCATAAGCTGTTCTTTATGCGCGCCGCCCTCCTTAGCCCACTGTCCATCATTGCCTTGTGCAGTATAAAACTGCAGGTTGTACTCAGGCCCTCCATCTCCTAACCACGAAAAACCCGGAATAGGGTCATACTCACGAGCAGCTTTCAGAGTACGTGCAGTATTGAACGCAAGCCAATTCTGCACTGGTCTTGGCGTATCGCCAGGCCACTGGACGTGCGATGTTTCTCCATCCGGGTCATAATAAGGTAAAACTTGGAACATTGGCATGGTCTTAGCAGCCCACAGCTCCATGTAGTGATTGGCTAAGTACGGTGCTTGGAACGATAGCCACCAATCAGTCACCTCCCCCTGTTCCATAGCCCTGCAGATTGGGGGTTGAGCGAACCCATACTGATGCGCTAATGCATTAGCATGAATAGTGGACCACAGTGTTACCGTAGATTGGTAGTAGTGGCGCGCAAGCTTGTCCCAGTGATTTCTGAGATACTGGTTTCCGCCAGCTACCGGCATGCCCCATTCGTCACCCAGCAATGTCAAAGCCTTTGAAGCCCAGTTAAGGGCAATTGCCTTGCAGAAAGGGAGAATGGTGCCGATATTTACGATTTCTCTTGGCGAGTATGACAAGAAACGTTCCACCACAGAGCTCAAGGCAACTGGTTGATAGAAGACATCGAAGTACCCCCAGCGAGTATTATTCCGCGGGACGTAAAGCCGTGAATGACCATCAGCATCTAGTATCGAGTTATCTATCTTGTCAGGATCCGCACCTCTCGCATCCGCTGATTTATATCCGACAGTGCGGTATAACGCAGTTTGGATAGCGTCTTCAAAATGAGAGGAAAGATCATGGCGGCTGCCAAAATGACGCATGACAGTCGAGATGATAGAGGCGTCAGGTGCGTCGTTGGCATGTGCCTGGATCCAGTTGCGAGTAGCTTGATCGGGAAGAGGCTCATTGCCAAAATGAAGGAAGACATTACACACACCATTCGGGTAGATATTCCGCCAAATGTGCAAAAGCCACTCAAGCCTCTCGTTGCGCGCAACCCCTTGAGCCGCGGGGTTTTGATTGCGCACGAAAGGCACATTCTCGTGAGTCGTGGGCACAATGGCAGCTAAGGCCTGTGCTATCTCAGCACGTGAAAGCCCTTCAACATCAAGAAACTGGGCAGTGCCTTGGAGGAGAGCAGTCTGAGCTGCGTAATCCCAATAATCATGCTCACCATTAACGATAACCGGTGGTGCACCAGGTGCACCAGGCGGTGGAATCGGAGTAGCTGCGTTAATATAGGTAATCTGGGTCAATGTTGCGGAGTTTGCAACATGAACCGTAGTTCCTGGAACGCTAGCGTTCAGATCATGTGCCGCCATGGCACCGATGTACCGACTGATGAGCCGATAAGAAAATTCGAGATACTGTCGGGTTTGTGCCCCCGACTTGGCATGATCGCGCACACGAGCCCACCTTCCCGCTATCTCAGATTCCCATCCCTGTTGCAGCCTATTAGCTCTCGCTCCGAGGGCCCTTGAAAAAGAGGCTGCATTATCAGCCGCTTTGAGAGTCTCATAATCGAGTGCGCCGTTCAAGTAATCAGTAATGGGCGCAAAGTCAGGTAATGCAACGCGAATGGGTGGGTTTGCCCTAAAAGAGCGTGTATAACTAGCAGGCACGCAGAACGGGCGGCGTGTCTGATTAGTCTCACCCCGGTAGGCCCACCGTGAGATGAGCTCATCAGAGAAGCGCTCCCCAATCCTGGGGTTAGCCAATTCCTCCGGGTAGTGATAGGCAAATTCAGATGAGCGGACAACGTTAAGATCACGTTGGTCAGGGTTAACGCGCCAAAGAGTGGAAATATCAGTCGCATCAGTAGGGAAAGTATCAGGCGACCAGAATGAATCAAAATTCGTTGATTTCTGCAGAGCACAAAGGAAAGTTGGAACAATCGAGAGCCCGCCCAGAGCCTCCACTGCTGGAGTTGGCCGGAAAGAGGTCGGCATGGGCAGACTCTTAGAACTTGACGGGTTCTGGTCCTCAGACACTGACCCACCAATCCTATCCGTATCGCGGATTTTCGCGAGCGCATCACTAATGCGAATGGCCCGCGGATCAGAGCGACGCGTGAGATCGAGATACTCGAAATGATACAACTTAGTGCCATCAGGGTAGGTGCGTGTGAGATGTAGAAGGATTCGCTCTCCAGTATGCAGCAACTTCTTGTGGGTGCGCCCAAGCAAGCGTTTGATCTCCCCACACGTAGGGAAGCGATCCAAGAGTGCCATGACGGCAGGATGGGCCCACCCGCTCCAGCAGAGTTGATTGCAACCGCCAGTGATTATACCTGCGGTTGCAAAGGTCCATCGCGTGAGATTGGGTAAGGCAGCAAGTGAATGGCGTACCGTACAGAGGCTGGGATCGATACAGCCGTTCTCAGTAATGCGGCATTCGCATAATTTCGAGCAGGCCGATTCGGGCACGCCAGCGAAAGAGTTGGGTACAGGGATCAGTTTTTCCGTGGCTGCAAGTTGTGTTAAATTAGCGCCTTTCTTCGCTCTCTCAACCTGCGCGCCACATCCTGCCGGCTTGTTCTTAGCCGAGACGTCCGCATGATACGGACCCTCAGGATCCCAGATGCGTTGTGCTGCATCAGCTTGGACACTCAATTTATTATCAGGCTTGAGCGTACCTGCTTTCGATACCTCAGCGAGGTAAACACCCCGGGCGTTGAGCCCGGCAACGAAGGCTTTTAGAGCCTGAGTCTGGTCACTGCCAGTAGAAGCAGCCTTAACCAGTGCCGCGGACTCAGCATAGAGTGCGGCCTTGACAATATCCGAAACAAATTGAGAAGACATCTCGGACAGAATGGTGTTTCTTTTTCTTTTAGAACTAGAAGATAAAGTTCAGATGTAGTCTATCGACGCGACTAACCGTGCTATAAAGTGTAGCAAACTGTGAGTACAAAGTTGGTTCTGACTTCGTTGGCGGGCGCCTATGCTTTAAACATAGACTGACAGGCCTACACCATACCTAATACTGGATTGGCCAGCTAGGGATGAGACTGTTCCCAGACATAGGACAAAGGTTTCGCAGTCGTTACACTCAGGTATTAACCATTATTTAATGGCGCCCTTATGCCGTTCATCGACGACGTGAGCTGTTCCCTCGCACGGACATGAATCCCGTTCCAACCACCGACACCCTCCACGGGAAGAGGGGCGATCCTATGCTGTCTGTCTCAGGTTTTTTGGCTCAGCCCATTGGACCTGCTCCCAATGGAGGGAAGTAGTTTAAAGGTCATACCCTGGACAATACCCAGCTGTGGAGACTATGTGCCGACAGAAGTCCCACACACAATCGCACCTATCGAGATAAATCAAGAGTCGGCTCCCTGCGCTGGCCAGGTTCGGCATTTTATCGTCATACCTAGGACGAAGGAGCAGTTTAACGTCATACTCGGGACGAAAAGGTGCTGCTCATTTTAATTTTTCCTCCCCGCCGCACCGTAAAGACGCGTGCTCGGCAAGGGTTGTTATGAGTATTTTGTAGCATAGTAGCCTGCCTAATAAACTATTTCGGCCGGCCTACCTATGGACATGCCCTCTGAAAGGGACCTACACAGCAAGGATCTTGAATAGCTAACAAGTTGGATGTAGCTCTATTACCCCAGCATAGTAGTACGCCAGTGCACCTGACTGGCTGCAATGCTACGAGTGCCCGTTCTTTTGCGTTGGACATAAACCCACTACCGGCGGCAAAATTAACGTCAGAAAGTGGTGTGGATGCTACGTTAACCGGACATCAACCGGATCTGGATGGGTTGACAACTGCGTTTATCCAGATAATAGCGCAGTGTTGCTAGTTGCTTACATCCCTAGCTGGATGGCCAGCACTTCTGGCGAAGGCGTTGTGGGGTGCAACCCTCGTAGGAATTTAACCCAATTCACGAGAATAAGGGGGGCAGTGGTCTGCTGCCCACAGTCTAGTGTTTAAACCCCAC